GAATAAGCTAAAACCCATTCTTCATCTAAAACTTTCATGCGTAGCATATCCTCAAAAATTAATTAGATTAAAGTAAGCAGTTTATACACATGCTTAGGTGCTGGGGAAAACTTTATGCAGCTAGTCTGAATACGTTATTAGTTGTAATAACTTTTCTAACTCTTCCTAGTGCTTCAGTCTGTAGAGAGGTAACAGTCGCTGGACTGCTAGATGATGGTGCCTGGCACTTAGTACTCCAATCTGTTAGGACGTTGTATAACGACCATAGATTGCCACCAAGAGAAGGCTTGTACTCTGTCTTCCATAGAGTCCACAAAGTTGCTAATGGGCTGTGCTTACGCTCATCACCATTCTTATTCTTTGTAGCATCACGTAGAACTTCATACATATTAGTCGTGCTATTGTTAATCATATCAATGTGACCAACAGCATACTGATTACGAGATAACAAAGCAATTACTTCAAAGGCTTGTTCATCTTTAACAGGTGTATTGATCCACTCATTCCACTTTTCTGACTCTTTCATAAAAGCTTCAAGACAGTTCATTACTTGAATAGCACCTTTCTCATAGTTAATATTCTTTGTATGTCTTTGTTTAGATACTGCAAATACATCTCCGAATACACACTTATTAAGACAAGCCCAGCGGTTAGCACCACCTTCAAAGATAGTAGGCCATGAACCATCAAAGCTATTTCTGCAAAGTATATCTAAAGCGATAGTACCTGTACCACCTACATCAACTTCATGTGCTGGGAAAGTATATCTAGCATACGCCCTTGCACCACCATGAGATACTGAGATCTCTCTTTTCATATCAGTCAGATCTAAATCTGATTGAGCAATACGATTTTCTACAGTCGTAAACTGCTCCATGTGGCTGTAGTTGTTTGTATATTTATTACCAACAATAGCTAAGAACTCTCCAGTATCTGCATTAACTAATGCTTTTTTACTTTCAATTTCTTTACCTATCTCTGGGAAAGTTGGATTAGTTTTGAGAGGAACCTTTTCTGTCTTGAATGTATAGTCTTCTGACCAACCTCCAAGATCTAAAATGGTTTGCTTACGCTGTGTGTAACCGTTCTGAAATGCTAACATTATATTTTCCTTTAATAATGTAGTTAGTGATGAGGGTTTCCCCAAGGAGGGAACCCGAAAAACGTACTCTATTTGAGTACATGAGAAAACTTATCTAATTGATCGGAATTATGCAAACTATTTATCAATGAATCTGCTGCTAAATCCCATTCCTTTTTGTATTGCTTTTTAATAATCCTGTTTTTTAAAACACAATGACCACCTAACCCCAACAACCTAGAGACTGCTCTCCATCCTTGATCGTTGGAATCTTTATTTGATTTTACCCTTGCTCTAAGATAATTAATCTTATCTTCGTAAGTCAAATACTTATTGGTCTTTTGCATTAATAACCTCCTTTAAGTTATTGATAATAATAATAAAGAATCTTATGTCCATAGCAATTAATAGCAATTTAACGTTCATAAGATCCTTTAAACTAAGAAAATATTTTAGCAGCTTTTTCCTTGAACTTCAAGTCTTTTACCATACATTTGCAACAAAAAAGTTCTTTCTCTCTTTTGAACATAGAACTTTTAGGTTTCTCAATACCACATTCGTTACAGTTAGCTGTGATAGATTTGTACAAACTATAAGTTTGTATGTTCATTCTATTTCCCCTATTACTAATAAAGGTAATCCAAAACCAACAGCAATCAACAACGGGCCAGTAAAAGAAAACACATCATGCAAAGGAATATCAGTAGAATAATATCCCCATGTTAACCATATGCCTGACCACATAAGAATTATAGAAGTTACTATTGACATAGCAATCATCATAAACTGTCTAAACATTTTTATTTCCTTATAAAATGATTTAAGTTTGAAAGTTCCAACATTACTAAACTAGATGCCAGTGATAAAAAAAACTAGTTGAGCAGTTTATAGACATGCTCAGGTCTGAGGGGTTCTAGCTAACTAACGCTGCCCAATCTATGGACTTTGCTTGGTCTGCTATACGCTTCCTAGCTTCTAGCTGAGCTTTCTGCTTAACATCCCTATCGGTGCTAAACTGCCATTCTTGCGTAGGCATTTGAAGTCCTAGCTCTTCACACTCAGCCTTTACTAGCGTCTGTATTGGAACAGGCAAGTGACTAAGCTCACCATTGAGTAGCGCATAGCACTCCTCGTAGCCAAGCTTCTCGCTATTATCAAGCTTGTCTAAGACGCTAAGCAGTGATCTTGACACTGCATAATGCGGCTGTATTTTCCTTTGAGCTGCTAAGTCCTGATCTACGTTAGCAAAATCTAAAGTACTACTAAATCTTTTAGATATTGCAGGATGCATAGTTCTGCCCGATCTGAAGTTAGTGAGGTCAGAAGAAGAGTTTTTGTTGAAGAAGTCCATAAGGTTGTCCTTAGTATGATTTAAGTTTGTGTAAAGGAGTGTAACCACTCCCAAAGTGGAGTGGTGAAACGGGAAAGCGTTATGGTTTAGATTGATATAGTTTGTGGAATTATGGAATTATGAAACAAAAACTCTCTAGGCTATTGAAACTAAAAGATTTACAAACCTTTTTAGTCCAATAAAATACAGCCATTAGCGTCTTGACAAGCTAAGTGAACTAGGCTAGACTAAAAATATCTACCTAGAGCTAGGACTATTTCTATTTAAGCTAGAAGACTAGGAAGCTTGTCAAACTATCTAGACCTGAGCCTGTCTAGTTGATAGGGGTAGGCAGGATGCCACACCCCCTAGTGGTATATATATAGCAATCAGAAACATTTTAGGAAGGTTTAGGAATGTGTACCAGACTATGCGGGCTATAAAACCTATTAAGACTAAATAGGTTAGGAAGGTATTATATGCAACCCCGGCTAGGGATTGCTCCAGTATAGGGTTAGATTTTGCATTTGTCAAGAATTATTTTGAATTAATGCAGATTAATACTTGACAAATAAGAATATATACCCTATACTTAGCAACATGAATTACTTAGCACAGAAATCTAAAAAGAAAGAGCTAACTGAAATGCAACAGACTTTTTTAGATAAAGTAGTTGATACAGGAGGTGATCTTAAATTAGCTGCTGAGCTTGCAGGGTACAAGGGAAATCACTATCAAGTAATAAATAGTCTTAAAGATGAATTAGTGGATTTAGCCCAGAACCTCTTAGCTCACCACGCACCTAAAGCTGCTTTGAAGATGGTAGAAGTTATGGACTCTGATCGTCCTGTACCTCAAGCAAATGTTAGGCTTCAGGCTGCACAGCAAATACTAGATCGTGTTGGTGTATCAAAGACTGAAAAGATGTCTGTAGATCATAATGTGTCAGGTGGTTTGTTTATATTGCCCACTAAAGAAACTGTAATTATTGATGTAGAAGGTTAATATGGATATTCCAGAAGGTTATATACGAAGGGTTACTTCAACAATACCTTTTGGATACGAAATCTCAGATATACAGGGGTGGTTACAGCCTATTCAAGAACAACTAGATTCTTTAAAATTAATATCAGATATGATAGCTAATGAAGAAATTAGTCTTAGAATGGGAGCAGAGTGGCTAGAATACAAAACGGGTAGACAAATTTCTGCGCGTGGTCTTCAAAAACATATAGATAAAACTTATGGCTCAAGACAAGAAAGATTGGGAAATATATCCTGAAAGATATGCTACTAATGAAGATGGATCTTTTATTTTAAAAAGAGATGGTACTCCTAGAAAAAAAGCAGGCAGACCTCAAGGATCTTCATCTCAATATAATTATCATAGTGCTACTAAAGCTAAGATACAAGCTAGAAGATCTGTAGCTAAGCAGAAAAAAGATATAAAGAATCTTACTAATAAGTTAGAAAGTAAGAAGTCAAGATTAAAAAATAAACAAGAAGTATTTAAAAAGCTAGACGATATTAGTGATAATAAAGTCGTTGAAGATAAAAATTTAAAAGGTTTACCTCAATCGGTAAGAGAGCACTTAAAAAGCACCGACCAAGATGTTGTATTTAAGGCTAATGAAGGGCCTCAAACTGATTTCTTAGCTGCTGGAGAACTAGATGTTCTTTATGGTGGAGCAGCGGGAGGAGGTAAATCTTATGCTATGTTGGTTGATCCTTTACGATATGTTCATAGACCAGCACATAGAGCTTTAATACTAAGACGTTCTATGCCAGAGCTTAGGGAGTTAATTGATAAATCAAGAGAACTTTATCCTAAAGCAGTATCAGGATGTAAGTTTAGAGAAGTAGAAAAGTTGTGGAACTTTCCTAGTGGAGCCAAAATAGAATTTGGTTTCTTAGAAAGGGATGCAGACGTATATAGGTATCAGGGACAAGCTTACTCTTGGATTGGATTTGATGAGATTACCCACCTGCCTACTGAATTTGGGTGGAACTATTTAGCATCACGTCTACGGACAACTGATCCAGAGATTGTCCCATACCTACGTTGTACAGCTAACCCCGGTGGTGTAGGTGCTACTTGGGTTAAAAAAAGATATATTGATCCTTTTCCTCCTAATGAAAGTTTTTTAGGTAAAGATGGATTAAGTCGTAAGTTTATACCAGCAAGACTAGATGATAATCCCCATCTTTCTTCTGATGGACGTTATGAACAAATGCTTAAAGCATTGCCTGAAGTACAAAGAAGACAATTACTAGAAGGTAATTGGGATATATCAGAAGGTGCAGCATTTACAGAATTTGATCCTGAAGTACATGTTATTCCTCCATTTGAACTTCCAATAGCTTGGGAAAGAATTAAAGGTATTGACTATGGATATGCTTCTGAAAGTGCTTGTGTTTGGGGTGCTGTTGATCCCACTGATGGTACATTAATAATTTATAGAGAGTTATATCGTAAAGGACTTACAGGTGAAGATTTAGCTGTAATGATAACTAACATGGAGTTACAAGACCCTTTTTCTGTTCAAGGTGTTT